AGAAACAGTCTCAGCAAAGCTGCCAAACGAGATCATTGAGAGTGCAGCGATAGCGGCGATAGAGAGTGCTTTTACGTTTTTCATGGTCATATTCCTGAGATATGCCAGCAAGTGTTCCTGAAGGTTTTTCATTCATTCCTGACTATGTGCATAAGTCACCGTCAGTAAAGGGAAAAAACAAAAATAACCGATCACGTTTTGTTTATACTGTTCCTGAGCATTCATCTTTTTTCCCTTTTCTTCCCTCTTTTTTGTGTACATAATGATGTACATAATTTCCCGCTAAACCTCAAAACTCATGGCGCTTTCAGATGCTGCCCTGCGTTCAATGCTGGGCAAAGAATACGAAAAAGTGCAGGTTAAGACAGATCGTGACGGGCTTTCTGCCCGCGTATCCTGCAGGGGTAAAATCACGTTTCAGTACCGTTACCGCTGGAACGGGAAAGGGGAGCGCGTTGATATCGGTACATACCCGGCGACCAGTTTAAAAGAGGCGCGTGACGAGGCCATCCGGCTGCGTGGCGAGCTCGAACAAAACCGTAATCCCCGCATAGTGAAACGCAAGGCACGTGACGATGCTTTTTCCGCACTGACTGTTGAAGGAGTGATCAGAACATGGCTGGAAAAATACGGTGCTGAAAATAAGCCTGACCATCATGACGTTTTGCGTTCATTCGAAATACACGTTTTCCCCCATTTAGGTGGTGTCCCCCATGAGGACGCACCTGTCCACATGTGGCTGAACGTGCTTGAACCCCTGGCGCGTAAAAAACCCGCTATAACTATCCGGTTGCTGACCAATGCCAGGCAGGCCCATAACTGGGCAGTGCGCAGGCGGCTGACAAAAGCCACGCCGCTGAGGGATTTACGTCTGGCAGATTTAGGCATCACGCGGACACCGCGCGATCGTGTTTTATCCGGTAATGAAATCGTGACAATTTTCCGTGCAATGGAGGCCAGCAGGCTGGCACCCAAGTTTCAGTTGCTGGCTAAGTTGTGCCTGCTGTTTGGTTGCCGGGTAGGGGAACTCTCAAATGCAGAAAAGGCTCAGTTCGATTTTGAAAAAAAGCTATGGTCAGTTCCGCCAACGCATCATAAAACGGGGAAGCGAACGCGCAGGCCGCTTGTCAGGCCTATCATTCCGGAAGCAGAGGAAATGCTGAAGGAACTCTTCGACCAGTCACCGCGTAGCCGCTTTGCGATGGCAAATATAAAACGTGACGCTCCCCAGGCCCGTTCGTCCCTGATCGATATTCCACCCAGGGTCAGGCAGTCAGCACGCCGTCATTTCGGCATTGAAATGGAACACTGGACATTACATGATCTGCGACGAACGGCCCGCACCAATCTTTCCGAGCTGACTGAACCGCACGTTGCTGAAATAATGCTGGGACATACCTTGCCAGGGGTCTGGCAGGTGTACGACCGCTATGGTTACATCGAGGAGCAGCGGCGTGCCTACTCGTTATGGTGGGCGCGTGTCATGGCATGGGTTTATGGCGAGGATAAAGTTTCGGAGCGGGCGTTATCCTCGAGATAGCGCAGGATGTCGCAGGTGCGAAAGGTCAGACGGCTGCGCCGTACCGGTACCGGAAACGCGGGATTGTGAGGGCGCTTTGTGCGCCCGTTTACTGATACCCATTTGCGTATAGTCTGAGGCGCGACGCGCAACAGCAGTGCCGCTTCGTCCAGACTCAGATAGGGCATCTGTAAGAGCGTCGGGATATCAATCTTTGGGGTATGCATCATTTCTGTCTAAACCTCTGTCATGGTATTTCGCCCGGTCACCCGTACCCATGATGTGGTCCGCGGGTTATTCAGGCCATGGATGATTTGCCAGAACGAACTCAAACCTGAATCCAGCTTCAGGCAATAAAAAACCCCGCTATGGCGGGGCTTCATTGTTTATCTTTGTCGCGTTTATCCTGCTCAGGCTTCCATTCAAGCCCGCACATATCGCAGGAAAACTTCCCATCAGGGTGCTTGCGGGGTCCCCAGAAGTTGCAGAAGGGACACGTTCTTGGTTTGTAGGCTATTTTCATTACTCCTTCTGTTAAACAGAGTCTGGTTTTTCTGAGAACTTCATCTTCTGATAACCCAGAAAATTTAGCCGCGCAGGCGTTAAAAAGTGTCTCAGTGAGCAGCCTTTAATGATTTACCTGTTTCGTAATTTCGTCTTTTTTCAACCATCCTGATGTAGAAGTCATAAAGCTCTTTGCGCATGTGCTGCTTCATTTTATCAGGCAACGGTTCCTGCGATTTCTTCCAGTCATCCAGTTCTGGCCTGCAGATTACATAGGCCTTATCAACAATTTCTTCAGGCGGAATTTCCGACTTTATGAATGGGATGGTGTGGTCATTCAGGCATTTCACCTCTGGCGTTTCGAATGACCGGTCATCTGCTACTACTGTCATGGAAAATAACATTCCGGATAAAAAAATCCACCTCACCGCTTTTTCTCCTTGTGATTAATCGTGCCAGAGCCCGGATACTGCAGCCCAGCGCTCCGGTAATACTTTCCACACGACTGAATCTGAGTTAATCCTGTCGCGTTCTCCCCTGTAGAATTCTGCTACGTTTCCACTAATTATGCTTAACTCCATAATCATAAAGCAGCTGCATCAGAACTATGCGTGGCATCTCTTTACTGGAGAACCTGAAATTGTTCCTGAGTACAGAGGCGATATTCGCGCTGGAAAGCAAATTGCCTTTGTAATAAATAGACAACTTCTTACCAATGTTCTGCTTCGTAGTTTTATTGAGCACTTTCCCACATTCATCACTTAGGGAGAAATTTACATTTTCCGAACCTGTCTCATCACTGTCCAGGTAACTTATTGATTCTATACATTCTGGTGGGCATGTTTCCTTCATGCCATTTACTTCAAATATAAAACTACCAGGCCCGGCGACAGTGGCAGAAGGAATGAGTAGGGCAGCGAGAAAGAGCGCGGATTTAAGCATGCAATGTCCCTATTCTGAGCATTAAAAAATCATTATAAAACCATGAAGATGAATGTGCACCTGCCATGTACTCAGACTGATATCAGGCAGCAAAAAAGTCCGGCTCATCTGTCAGCTGAATCAGTCTTGCGCGGTATTATTTCGGCAGCGCCCAGGCTTGCGAAAAATGTCCATCACGTCCGCCTTCATGGGTATGTTTTTATATAAGACCATCCATTACGGAATGCACTCATACAACACTGACTGCGGTGTTCTGCCCACTGGGCATTCACTGGTCTTTTTGCCAGTTTCATTGCCCGCAGCCAGAGTTTTGAAGCCTGTTCATATTTTTCGCCGCTTTCGGCAAATGCAGCAGCCTCAGCGACGGCGTAATAACGATGATTACGGGCTCGCGTTCTGTCAGGCTTACTCTGATTCATTGATAACTCCTGAATTGACGGTAATGATGAGGGCATTAGTTACCGGCTTCTTCGATTTCGGCTTTCCTGACCAGAAACACGTCGGTTGCTTTATCAAGCAGAGGCACTGATTTCTGCAGGACTTTTTGCGCATAGGCATAGCAGCGTGTAAGCGTACTGACCGACTGACTCTTCATGGCCGCCTCACAGAAGTCAGCGAGCATTTGCTCTGGCGTCCGCATAGTGCTGTCCGCATACTCCTGCTTTTTGCCAGGACCCTGTTCAGGGGAGGGCATGGACTTATCAGATGACTGTCCGGGTGCCCTGGCGGGACTGTCAGGCAGGATTGCGGGCACAGGCGTTTCTGCTCCTGACACCGAATGAGGCTCTGATTCCGGTACAGCATCCTCCGGTAGCGTAATGTTCTTCTCAGCCTGGACGGATTGATTGATGTAAGCATTCAAATCGGCATGATCTGGAGGTGTGATATCACGTTCCGTCCGTCCGGACGGCTCCAGCTCGTCAGGGGTATAAACCCCCAGTATGACATCAGGGCAGTGAAGCCGGGCCCAGCGTTTAACCGCGAGATAGGCCAGCTGCTGACGCGGATCGCTGGCCCAGAGTGTCGAATTGCGCACCTGCGCCTGGGAGAGCAACAGTTCCAGTTCCCGTGGCTCCTGCTCATTTTTCATGGTGGCCCGGACGCGCACGCCGCACCCGGACTCATCCTGCAGTGTCCAGTCCGGCGCGATGAATTTATTTCCTTTCGATGATGTCTTTTCCGTGAATCTCCCGATCACCTTTTCCCAGGGACCAAACCATTCGTAATGAAGGCGGTCCTGTGTAGGAGCCATGGTGGTGATCACGGCATTCACAAGCTGCGCTTCGTAACCCAGCACACCATTTACTGTGAAGGTTTTCTGCGCGACGGCAAACGGGTTCATCCGCCACTGCATGGCCTGCATCGTAACAGCCAGGCAGTCGGCAGGTTTTCCGGCAAGATGCGCAGGAACCGTAACCCTGCTGCTGGCCATGATTTCTGCAAAGCGAACCAGTTTGTCCAGTGCATCAGGGCTGAATATCGTTGCTGTTGCATCAGTGCTGTCAGGCATTGTGTTCATCAGTTGATTCTGCATCGCGAATACTCCTGTTAACGTGCCCAGGCAGGGCGCCGGATGGTTTCAACGCCGCCCCAGTTATTGCTGAGGCGACAGGCATGGAAGGTGTTCAAATCGCGGCGGAAGAGATCGAAACCTGCCCGCATGTCTTCGTCATGCAACTCAAATACACGGACCGGATAGCGGCCGCAGTCGATGGATTCGCTGACCACGATGAAAACAAACTGCGGATGCGCATCACAGCACCGGTAAAAACCCTCGCAGTACATGGCTGCCTGAACGTGGTAACGGAACTCTTCGATGTGCCGGGCAAAGCGCGACATATCGCTGACCTTTTTAACATCGACAATGACAGGCCTGCTGGTCAGGTATTTATCCGGACGGATACGACAGAGCTCTTGTGTCTCCCTGTCTGACCAGTAAATCGAGGATTCGCAGGGACCGTCAGCCTCCAGAAAAAAACGTGCAGCGTGATGCGCCAGCACGCTCTCCCTCATCAGCTGAAGCTTCCGGCCCTGCTCTGCATCCATGACAGTTATGTTCCGGGTGCGTGTTTCATTCAGAAACGCTGCTTCGTCTGCTTTACCCTGAGAGGTACGCCGGTTAAAGGAGGGAGCCACAATAAAGCGTTTGTCGAACTGTTCAGGCTCAAGCAGCATGCAGTGCAGTGCGCTTCCCATATCCAGTGCACCTGTTTTTTCCGTATCCAGAGGCGCATGTTTGCTCCACAGATAGATGGCCGGGTTGAGAGCGATGTCATCCAGCTGTGATTTACTGACACCCGGTCCGCCGTGATAATCCTCATTGCTGAGGTCATGATAAATGCCCGGTTTCATGACACAGGCTCCTCCCAGCCAAGCTGGACCTGAAGGTCGTAATTGCGTGCCGCATGCAGGTAAGCGAGATTTCTGATAAAGCCGATATATTCCTCACTGGCATCAGGATGGGTGCAGCATTTTAGTACCTCTGGGTGCAGGTTCCAGTGCCGGAACTGGTAAAGGTGGTCAGGAAAACAATTCATCAGGCGCTGAGCCTCGTCATCGATCCACTGCTCTTTCCTGATAGCTTCCTGTTCCTGTGCATCAAGATGGTCTTTATGTTGTTCCAGTAGTGCAAAAGGCGTCATGGTTTATCCTCCTGAAGAAGAATGCCGAGAACACGATCAAAAGCGATTTGTAACAGGGGCTGAGGCGGCAGTGGCGGCAGTGCAGGGGATGATGAGGACGAGAAACTGGCACTGGTCACGATGTTTTCAGGCGCAAACTCGATATCGCGGATGGCATTAAACGGGCGAGCATAAGCGGCATCGCCCCTGATGTGATTTTGCATCATGAGAAATGTACCTCTGAACAGTCAGATTGAAGGATGTCGAAGCCGGAACGGCTGGCAGTATTACGGGGCTGGGATAGTGAACTGCTGAGGACTCAGCCGTTCTGACGCTGCCGGTATGAAGCTCAGTGTTACTCTTCTTCTTCGCGACGGGCCTCGCGGGTTGCTGCCAGGATTTGTGCCGGGTCTCCTGAGATACGCGTGTAAATAACGAATGTGCCGGTGTGGGTAACCCGGGCGTCCGGCGCAGCCCTGAGCGCCGCTCTGACCACACGTTCATGGAGAGGAGCCCGGAACACACAGGTTTTAATATGCAGCGTTGCCTCTGTACGTGAAGCGGTGTACTGAATTTTCATCACTCATTCTCCTGGATGTGAAAACTACGTTTAAACTCTGTCGCTCATTGCAGCACCCAGTCCGGTCGGGGACCTTTCCCCAGATAACTGTCGAGAATGTCCAGTAATCGCGGGTAAAAGCTGAGTGCACGCTCCCCGTCCATTTTCTGAATTTCCTGGCGGGTAAATGAGCGCCATTTATCCGGCGCATGCACCTCGCAACCTGCTTTCAGCCAGAGCCCATGAGTAATCTGGATATCGTAGACATCGCCCAGAATTAACCAGGTTTTCGCCGGCAGACGTGTGGCGAATAAGAAAACGTTCAGCAGGTCTGTGTCGTACAGGCTGGCACCCCGAAGGTCAGCCTGACGGAGATCCGTAGATAAAAACTCTGCATTGTTAAGTGAGGCGTTGTTGAGTTTTGCCCGGAATAATGAGGCAGATGCCAGGTTGCACCTCTCCATGACTGCGAACCTCAGGTTTGCGAATTTCATCTGTGCTCCCTCAAAGTTCGTCCTGAAGAAAAGGGCATGTTCAAGTTCTGCTCCTCTCAGATCAGCGTCAGCCAGACACTGACCGCTCAGGTTGAGACGTTTACCTTCAGTTCCCGCAGTTGCAAGCCAGCGTTTGTGCGCTTCAAGATGATGATGCAATTCTTTAGCGTCCATGGTCGTTCTCCTCTCTGCAGGCAGTGGCGGTGTATCCTGTAAAAAAGTCCTGCTCAAATCTGCTTGTCATAATCTGCGTGGCTCAGCAGTTCCCAGCTCTGACCATTGTCCCTGGATAGCAGGCGCCACTGTGGGGTAACCCGCAGAGTCAGATAACCATCCCGATATGTTCGTCTGGCATGAATTAATCCGGCCCGCCAGTTATCTTCTGTACGCCTGGCACGATGCCTTATCCGGTCAGGCGCGTACGGTTTGGCCATCATGATGCCCTCATTTCATTCAGGCAGGCTGCGGCCAGCCTCTTCACAAAGCGCCGGTTGATCACGCACGGGGAACTGATGAACTTCAGACTTCGCCTTAACGAACTCAGGTTAAAAGTGAAACCGCTATGCCGTGTGTGGTTGCTCATAGGGTGTCTCCTGCTGGCATAAAAAAAACCGCCTCAGCGGGCGGTCTCATCAGATGAAATAAAACGGGGTTCAGTCATGCTGCTTATTTTCCTGAGGGGGTTCAGAGCAGGCGCATACGGGCCTCAGATCAGGATATCGCTCAAAGATGCCCGTCAGATTTTCATTAAGCATCCTGTCTATAGCGCCCAGGACACTCTGACGGTATAACGCGATCTCCTCCCGGCTGACTTTGCCCTCCCTGTTCATGGCATCGATGATGTTTACTGACGTCGTGACATGTTTTGCTACTGTCAGCAGAGTGTCAGTGATGTGTTCCGCGGCTTCACGGTTTTGCATAAAGGACCTCCGAAAGGGATAAATGCCCTGCGGGCAGGGAACGGTTTACATGGCCCGCAGGGCTGGACGGTATTAATGAATAATGATGATGCGTGTATGGCGAACGAAATCCGCTAAATCGGTCCCCACGTTCTGCCACTGCGTCAGTGCCTGAAGCACTTCAGTCCGGGACCGACAGTGACAGGCACTCAGATAGGCCTGTAGGTGGATTAACGCCAGACGCTGCATTTCTTTGGATGACAGCGCGTCTGAGGGCCTGTTTTTTTGCATGATGTACTCCGTTTGAAAGGTATTAAAAAACCCGCCGAAGCGGGTTGAGCAGGGTCTGGCTGGAGGCAATCCGCGAGGCATGAAAACACGGCACAATCGGAACCTGTGTATTTCAGCCCTGTCAGTTAAGCGCTTTGTCAGGATCGGGATAATTATTCATGGTGTTATTCTCAGCGGTCTTACAACAACAGCATTCAGGACCTAAATCCGGATAATCAGCAATAATGGGATCCAGAAGTTCGGTAAAGAGAATCTCCAGAATCACATTTACCTTATGCATGTGCGTGCCTGCCTGTTCCTCTGTAACTTTTCCCTCCTTTCCATAACTGAACATCTGTTCAGCTGAAGTATTAAGTAAATGGGAGACCGTATGGACGGTCTGACTGATACGAACTGCAGCTTCACGATATAACATGGTTTCTCCTTAAATGGATTTGCCATTACGGCAGAGTGACGGTAAGCGCGCCAGAAAGGCTCAGATATTCAGCTGGAACGGCCAAATCTGCGACAAAAAAAATCCCGCACAGGGCGGGAAAAGTCAGGCTTTTAGCGTTATTTGGAATGCTTCTGGTATCGGATCAGGTGCCACTGCTTCTTTCCCGGAGCGGAGTCAGGTGATGCCTGATAGTTAAGTTATAGGGCTATTCATTTTCAGGATCCTGAATAAAACAGAACCTTGTGCCTGACACCTCTTTAATTTGCGGCAAGGGTTCCGGACAGGTTAACGATACAGCGATGAGTCACCGTAAGCAGGGTGATTTATTTTTGTGAGGCTTACTCTTACCGAAACAGCGACGCCGGGCATCACGAATCAGGGCTAACTCATGGTCTGTCGCGAACTGATGGTGTTTACTGATATGTAAGTGTGGAGCCCCGGGAAAGAAAACCAGACTGCAGACAGGGCACTTAACTCTATACGTTTTCATAAGAACCTCCATCAACAAAGGAAATGACACTGGGCAGAGCCATCTCGTTTGTTGAGAGGAAGGTGGGTTTTGCCACTTCGGGATCTCGTGCTCCTGCACTCCTCCCGCCCGACAGTATGCTGTGCCGTTCAGCAACCAATCTTTACTCTCCAGTTGTGCCAGCTTCGTTTGTCCTGATTGAGACAAAAGCAGATTGGAAAGCACAGGGTTAAAATAGTGCTGCTAATTAATGGTGTCAATAGCCCCGCTAATTTTTTTGAATAAATTTTTAGCCTATGGGCACAGGCATGTATGTAACATGGCGGGTTATACGAAAACAGCAGTGTTCGTTCACTTAAAGAGTTCTTCTGGCCATTGTGTATGGATGACAGTACCGATCAGTATTGTGTCTTCGTCGCATTTGAGCGTTCTGTAGGCTGCGTTCAAAGGGACCAGATATCCTGAGCCAGCATCAAAATCGAATTTCTTAAAGGTCAGTGAGGTGTTTTTATCGAGCGCAGCAACACAGAAGCCACCATTTCTGACTGGCACTTGAGGGTCTACCAGAATCATTACCCCCTCCGGAAAACTGGGTTTTATACCCTGAGCTGCTGTCATTGAGTGACCGGATACAATCATCCAGAAAGCATCTCTGCTGGCTTCGTTTAAGGCGGGTATGTAAGTGGCTGATGTCAGTGTTTTTCCACTTTTGTAAAGTTCAAGAACCTGCTCACTTGTGTAAAGTGGGAATTTTTTTACATTATTGATACTATTGCTATTTTTCTGTCTTTCAGCGAGTCGAACCGGTTTCAGAAGGGGCTCAATAGAAGGATCTATCTCTTCAGGAGATACACCCAAAAGCTCAGCAAATTTAAGCACATTTTCTTTATTTAAAGCGATTCTCCCATTCAGAAACTGACTGACAGCTGCCTGTGTACTGAAGCCCATTCGGCCAGCCGCTTTCTCTTGACTCAGGCCAAGTTCCTCTTTTTTCTCATCCCATATCTCGCGCAAGCGCTTCGAAACGAGTGTGTCTTCTTCGGTAATAACGTTCTTTTTTTTCATAGGATATTTTTATTTGTAGCACTAATTTTTTCAAATAGCTGAGCTATTGATCTTGGCAATAAGTAGCACTAATATAATGTTCTCACACTAAGGGAGTTCATCATGAAACTGGTTGACTACTTAAAACTCAATCGCATCAGACAGACTGATTTCGCTAAAGCTGCAGGGGTCAGTCAGGGCTATGTCAGTCAGGTAATTGGCGGTAAATACAAGCCCAGAGGGAGTAAAGCTATCAAATGGTCCGCTTTAACCGGCTGGCAGGTAACGCCACATGAACTTAACAGTGATGACTACCCCGGCAGTAAGGATGGATTACCGGAAAAGCTTCACTGACTTAAGACTGAACAGGACCGATACATGTTAAGCGTTATGCATCGTAAACATTCCTGGCTCATCACACTATGGGAGACAATAAAAAATGGGTGTTGCAAACACACGCAAACAGGAACCATCAGTTCAGGGACGACATCTTCATACTCAGGCTTTGAAAGCTCTTTTCAACACGCGTCAGGCCGAGGTTGCCCGCCGTCTCAATGTTGCAGACTCAACCATCCTGAGGCGTGCTGAAAAATATCCCGAACTCATGGAGACCCTTGCTGCCAGCGGCATTGAGGATTTCGTGATGAAAGGGGAAATGAAAATACCTCAGGACCAGTATCGCTGGCTGATGCAGGTCACGATCCGCTTTGCAGAGCATGAGCTGGACCGCACGTGTAACGCGTCATGTAATAAGGGTCAAAACATAAAAGTCTGCCCGTGAGCTGGTGGTGTTCAGGCCTGCGGTTAATTCCCTGAGGGGAGAGATAATTGCAATCCGAGCCTTACCTTTGCCTCTGTATGCAAAGTGAGGCCGTTATCTATCTACTTAATTCTTTTACTTTGGAGGGACAGGGTAAATGAGTCGCGCAGCTACAGACTGGGCCTGGAGTCTTAACCTAAAGGCCTCTCAAAAACTTCTTCTCCTTTCCCTGGCTGACCGGGCCGATGAATACCATTGCTGTTATCCCAGCATACTGAGGCTGGTCAATGATACAGGACTCGACAGAAAGACTATTGGGAAATGGATTAATCAGATGATTTCAGAAGGGCTGCTCTCCGATACCGGTGAGCGGAAAGGGCCGACAAAACGGGTGCGTGTCCTGAAGCTCAACCTTGATTTCGAAAGTAATCAAAAAAGGACATATGCATCAAAAGGTAATAGTCCCAATAACGGGAACATTCCCAAAATCGGGCCTGTTTCAGTTAAGCCTCCCAATGATCCCAAAATTGGGCTTTTGAACGATCCCAAAAACGGGCTTTTGAATGATCCCAAATTTGGGATTTTGAATGATCCCAAAAACGGGACACAGAATCAGTCATTAGAACCCAACATAGAACCCAACATAGAACCTATATATATACCACCCGCCGCTAAAGCGGCAGTCATGGCTGCGCCGGGCAAAACAAGTTATTCACCTGTCTTTGAAGAAGCCTGGCAGGCGTATCCAAAACGTGCAGGGGGTAATCCGAAGCTTTCCGCGTGGAAAGCCTGGTCAGCCCGGTTACGAGAGGGTGTCAGGCCAGAGGATATGCTGGCGGGTGTGAAGCGTTACGCTGACTATGCTCGTGCGACAGGCAGTGCCGGAACGCAGTACGTCAAACATGCGGTAACGTTTTTTGGTCCCGATCGTCACTTTGACGAGGACTGGGAAAAACCCCGTGTGTCGCATGTTGAAGGCTCGAAAGAACCTGGCATGTACATCGCGATTTCTGAGCCTGACAGGACCATTCCTCCTGGCTTCACGGGGTATCTGTCATGAAAAATATCGCTTCATCCGGAGGTGTGATTGAGCGCCTGTATAAACTCATGCCACCGGGTATTAAACCCAGATTCACGACCGTGCAGGAATGGAAAGCATGGCAGGCTCAGGAAGGCCGCCGGTACGCCTGCGAGGTCATGCGGCACAATGAGCAGATACGTACAGAGCGTCTTATGGGACGCAGTGGTATTCAGGCGCTTCACCGGCACTGTACGTTTGATAACTACGTGGCTACGTGTGACGGGCAGCGGCATGCGTTGAGTATGGCGAGGCGTTACGCACAGGATTTCGGAAAGGGTTTTGGCGGTTTTGTTTTCAGTGGTAAACCGGGCACAGGAAAGAATCATCTTGCAGCGGCTATCTGTAACCGTCTGCTGCAGACCAACCACACGGCACTCATGATAACCGTTCCTGACCTGTCAGCAAAAATCCGCTCGACCTATGAAGCCGGGGGAGGGGCGGAATCTGCGATGCTGGAAGATATCTGCCGGGTACACCTGCTTGTGCTGGACGACGTTGGTGTTCAGCGCTTCACGAGGAATGAATGGGTGCTGCTTAACCAGATTGTTGACCGTCGTCTTTCTACGCTAAGGCCGGTAGGCATTCTTACGAACCTGAACCATCAGCAGACCAGCGATGTACTGGGTGTAAGAATCATGGACAGACTGAAAATGGACAGTGGTATCTGGGTAAATTTCGACTGGCAGAGCTACAGGAGCAAAGTTAAGCATGTGCATCTACTCAACTAACAACATATCTGTTGTTCATCGTTCTGGCAATTACCGGGGCAGTTCGGCAGCTGGTACAGGGAAGGTGATTATCGCGCTGCAGGCCTCCCGGATGAAATACGCTTTATGACATGGTCATGCGCTACAGCGCTCGACGTGGTCTGTATAACTCACCAGAGGCGTACCCATGGCAAGCAAACGCCCATTACTGGTTGGTCACAACCCTCTACAGCCAGATGCGCGGAAAAGGGCTGAGCGAGTCAGAGCTGTGTAGCAAGTGCCGAACCGAGCTGCATAAGATGGCCAAACGGGCTAAGGCTGGAGAATATATTCCGCCGCCTCGGGTGCAGGTTGAAAAACTGTACATTCCAGCCAGTTACGAGAGAGCGCTTGCCCATATTGGGCAGATGAAAGCATTACTTAAACTAAATAACTCCAATCGTTGCGGATAATCCATCCATAAAAAGTTATTTAAAAAGGATTTAAAATGGCTTTTGTTTCTGGGGGTTGAAGAATTATGGTTTATGCTATTAAATAGGGCGGGGTTAATATTCATATGTTATTAAGACAACTAATAGGGATATACAATGAATTTTTTTGAATTGATTGAATCTAAAAAGGAACACTTGGAAAGGTTTTCTTCAGAAAATGGAGTTTCTGGGGAGCGGCTCTTGCTTGATTCTGAGGCCTTATGGATAAAACGGCCCAAAGGTAAAGAAATGGCAAATCTGCTTGCTACATTAAAGCAGGTTGAAGGTATAGAAATTAAACCAACTAGCTTCGACTTCATTTTAATTCCTGAAAATGTTAAGGTTGATTTTAGTGATTTAATTTCATTAGCTAATGGAGTTAAATGTTTGACTTTTATTGAGCTTAAGAGTTGCAATCAAAAAAGGGTTACCACACCAGATTTTAAAGGGTTTTTCTTTGCAATCACTGAAAATGAAATGAGAGCAGCCCAATTATTAGGTGATAGACATAAAGTTATCCTGCATAACAAAAAGACGGGAGATAAATTGGTCACGAGCGTCCACGAAATTATCAGCAGAGCAAGTTCTATGAATTGGCAAATGTCCGTAAATCTGGGGGCAGACAAGATTTAATCTTAAGATAAAAACATACACATCGAAACGGCAACAGTCGGCACTGATGGGCTTGCCCGAGCAAGCGGCTCACCGTCTTGGCCATCAACGGTGCAGTTATTAGCTGGTACAAGGACGGTGAAAGTGGTGCTACAGGCTTGCCGGATGAGAATACACTGTATGACATGGTGATGCGCTACAGTGCCGCTCATGGGCTATAAAGTCCCCCTCAGGTCTTTTTAATATCAAGGAAGCGTATTTTTGGGAAAGCACAAGCCTTTGAAGCTAGACGTGCATAAAAGATTTCAGTCAGTTAGAACTTCTTGTAAGTATTCTCAATCGGCATGCTTAAAATTAACAAGTAAGCGAGAGCAGGCGATTACAATTTGCCTGCTCGTGTTAAATAAAAAATGGCATATGCCAACAATTAATACACTTGGGGTGAACGAATTAAATTTATTATGAAGTTCTTGCTCTGCTAGAAGAAGAACAACCCCAACTTGTTAATTTTGAACCTATTATCTCCCATTGAACGGAAAGCTCAGGAGGAAGTATTTCTGTTAGTTTAACATGGCTCATTTTCTCAATAATGCTAGCACCAACTTCCAGCAATCCATCTCCAAATCCTGGAATGGCTATACAAGGAGGAGTACATTCGCATGATAGCTTTTCTAGGCACCCCTTTCTTTTTAAACTTTTAGCATTTTTTAAAACGTCACTCCAAAAGCTATCATTATATTTGTTATCTATGTTAATTGCTGCTAAAATTGTTAGTCCTTCTTTATGATCAAGATATAATTTTGTTGCCGGTTTGTAGTTTGTTGCCGCAGATGCCTGCTCAAAAGCATAATTGTACAAGCTTTCTATTTTCTTTTCTGCGAGGCCATGTCCAATTACACCCATTGGAATTAGTGATTCAATTTCATGGGGCTCAATAACATAATGCTTACAAATAGCGCTATCATTTGATTGTTTGAACTTTAATGCAGTTGAGCCCAGCCCCGATGAGGGGTGTTTTTTATCGCTATCTAGTAAGCACAAGCATAGTTTTTGAGTGGATTTTATCATATCAAAATTATACTTTGTGTTAGCTCCACCTCCATTACAAACCTCAAATTTTATATCAATTCCTCTAAATCCATTACTGGTCTTATAGTATTTGGATATTAAGTTGTAAAGTTTTGAATCATTTATATCTTCACATAATAATTTTGTTACTTGTATTTTAGCTGTATCATTAAAATATTTGTATCCAACGGTGAAAAAATTATCATCCTTATTTGTTTGAAATGCATCAGAATTTTTAATTGTTAAATCGACTTTGCAATAGTAAGTCAATCTATTTTTCAGTTGATTGTACTCTATCGTTTTTGCAGCTAAGTTTTTTGCTGTGTTACATGTTAAATTACCAAATGGTGCAAAAGAAGCGACCTTATTTAAAAAATCAATGCTGGACAGTAATAAATGCTTTCCTTCTCTGTAAGCTGAGAATAAGTTTATTAACGATGAGTGAATTTCAATGTTGTCGAGATCTGCTTCTTCAGTGTTTACCAATTCAATTAACATGTTATTCTCCACTGAAAAAGCCAACAGGCCAATTTGTAAAATAACCTTCCTCATCAAATTCTGCTGTGAAAGTAGAACTTCCATTTTCTTTGTTTTTTTCAAATATCATGATATTGACATCATCTTTATCAATTACTTTATTTTGTATACAATCACCGAGAGCATCAATCATTGATTGACTGTGCGTTTCAAATATAAATTTGATATCTTTTTTAGCATCTTTTGCTGTGTTTATGACCTTAGCAAAAAGATGTGCAACTTTTGACTGATAAGCAGGGTGTAAATGTAATTCAGGTTGCTCAATAACAAAAATTACTTCATCAGTAGAATTTTCATCGCTTAAAATTTCAAGCCAAATTGACATAATTATTGGTAATACTTGAGAGTAACCATAACCCATGTCGCTAATATTATGTTCTTCATTGTCATTTTCAGTCTTAATTTTTATTGCATAATGAGAACCATCTGTTGTTACAAAAGAAATAAAGCCAAAGTTTTCATTAGTCCAATGTTGAAACCTCTTGGCTTCCTCTTCTGAAAATGAGTTTAGAATCATTGCTAAGTTAGAACCAGTATGATCCATTTCTTCAACTTGTAAATCTTGAAATCTATAAAAACGCTCTGTATTAGCGCGAATAGGGGCAAGATATTTTACTGATAAAAGAGATTTTGTTAAGTTGCTGTTTATTAAGTCAGCTATCGAATTGTAATTTTTTAATAAAATAAGTGGATGAAGTATATTCAAAAAGTTAGCACGCACTTCTGGGATTTCCATCTTTTTTCTAAAATAACTGTGAGATTTAAAAAGAGAAAGAATCCCATGTTCGAGTCTATCCTTAGAATAAGCTCGAACTCCTAAAAGCTCTTCAGAAATGGTATCCAGTTTAGTATTAGGATGGAAGAACTGTTTTAATTGTTTTGCAGCATATTTGCAAATTAATTTATTGTGTGCAGATTCCCTTTCGCGAAACTGAGTTCGTGACATATATGCAGTATATTCTGCTAATAATGCTTTATTGTTTTTAGGGATTTCTTTGACACTACCTTTTTTCCCCTGATCGTGTATCCATGATATTATAGGTAGGAATTTATAATCTTTTTTAGACGTAGCTTCGGTTTTAAGAAAACACTCAAAGTCAACCCCCTCGGCGTATATGGTTGTAGTATCATTTTCAAAATCAGGCACAACTTCAATTGAGGAACCATCAATTTCAAACGAAACGGATTTGGCGAAAGTTTTTTGATTTTGCTCTGATAAATTTATTTTTAATATGAATTCTAACTCAGGGAATCTCTCATAATTCGCTAGCTTATACCAAGCTGCATTGGATGAGGTTTGTAATTGAATATTAAATTGAAGTTTTATTGTGTCATCATTGTTGCTGCTCTTATGTATAGCTTCATTGAAATTCCCATAATCAACATAGCGACCAAACCATAGTATTGGCCCTGTTGTTGTTTCTTCTACTGATTGACGCAGTAATGGGAATAATCTGATGAGTGAACTTTTACCACTGCTATTTCGACCTAAAAAAACTGTTAAAGGTTTAAGATCGCTATATGCATACTGCGAGAAGCTACGAAGATTTTGAACACCAATGCCTTTTAGCATAAAATCCCTTACATAGTCGTTGTGATATTTATATCGTTTGAGACCTTTTTCAATAATTAAAATGGCCTCTCAAATTTCTCTGTGTAATTTACCTGATTTAATTGAGTTACTTTTCATTTTTATATTGAATGCGGAACTTTTAACAATCATTTGAGTTTGCTAACTTGTGGCTTTTCGCAATATGTACCTTCTGATGACAACAAGCAGTTGTATGAATAAATTATTAATGAACACACCGGATATGTGAAATAACGCATTTTTTCATTTTTGATTTTTTTACAACAAACTTATTAACCAGCGAGGTTCATCAATCATCAACGATTTGTCAATTTCAATTCTTTCAATTCGTAAATTGTAAGTGCGAATTAATCTTGCTAAACCTTCTCGAATGCGATCACCGTCATAGATTGCAATTTCTTCGATATTGGTACCTATGAAAATTTCTGCGGATTGCACCGATATTTGTTCGGACATACCTACGTTATCGGCCATTTGTCTCGCTGCTTGAACTTTACTTTCAAGAGTTAATATGACCGGCCTATACCCGGCTCGTTTGTTTTCAACACACCGCGTAATCAGTTTTTCCATAGGGGCTGTCGTGACGTGGAACGCCGTCGTGCCCACCTGAAAGTCACCTTCCCGGTCTGTATGCATATCAGCAGCGTTAGCCCTGTCTAAGCCAATCTTTTCCTCTGGAAAACGTAACTGAAGTTTGGCACCCACAAGATGTTGAAGCACGGCACCGGTAGGTTTATCAGAGCGTTCTGCAGCGGCTTTGAGAATATCACTGACGACAGAAGACAAGGGTTTGGTATAGTCAATTTCGACCGTTATTCTCTGCTTGTCAAAGTAATCGAGTCCCACACATTTCGTAAAAAATGCTTCAAGCTTAGATGAGACAAAAACTGCATCAATAGGATTGTCTTCAGAAACATGAGTGTCGTTTAGCACGTCTCTAATCGCCGCAGCGAGAAAGACAGTTCCTCTTGAAGTTCGGCCTCCTTCTCGCGTGAAGATTCGCGTTTCACCATGTTGCTCGAGGATCTTTGCAATTGCCGGCCCACTCAAACCACGCACCTGACTTTTGCCATTGCTATACAGCCTTTCATCTGTGATGGGCAAACCATCTGCCATCATGCGGGAAACAATGAGGCCCGCATTCATCACATTGGTGTTCATGGCACCATTCTCGGCGCGCTGACTTTCGTACCAGTGTTGTGCTGCTTTCAAAAATGCTTCAGTAGGGTTGTGCATGTTCAT